TGTGATCTGATGCGAAAGTCTTGATCACTGATATTGTCGGAACTCCGTTGAACTTCAACTTCTTTTCTATTATTTGGTTGTCGTCAATGTTGAATGCAAAGAAGTGCAGATCAGAATACTTTTCGTCATTTGAAATATCAACATAATAGTCTTGTAGTGCGTGACACAAGTGACAGTTATTCGAGTAAAACTTAACTATACACGTTGAGTCTTCCTTTACTTGTCCTGCTAATATCTTGTTTAGTGCGTCTACCGACAGTCTATCCACGCTCATTTTCTATTGCCTCCTTTGCTTTGGCGATGCAGTGAGGACAAAACAGCCTCACTACTTCTTGGCGCACGACAACATTCCATTCATTAACCATCTCTTTGTTTTTCTTATCAAATGGCTCTGCACACGCACTACATTGTTCTGGTAGTTTGCTGAACAAAGCCACTTGTTGGCTCATCTTTTCTGCGCTGTCGCTGCCTGTCTGCTTACTCAGACTTCTTCTTAGTTTTCGGTTCACTCTTCTTTCCTCTGACGCTCTTTCTGTACGTCGGTGATCTCTTTTCTAGCTCTTCGCCACGGAGCGGTGTGGGCTCTGGCTCTGGTTCTTGCTCTTCTTGCGGTGCCTCTTGTGGTTGTGCTGTGGCTGGTGCTGCTTGTTGTACAGGTGGTGCCGGTTGTGGCTTGAGCGCAGGAGCATACTGCTGTAGCGTCAGCATTGCGCCTTCGTATTCAACGAGAGCGAGAGCGTGGCGACAAATTGTATCCACCGTGTTTTCATCAGCAGGGCTCTGGTATGCCTGCTTAAGAAGTCCGTATTGCTCAAGAGCCTTTGATTTAAGCCTTGTGATGGCTGCATTTAAAATTTCTTCGGTCATTGTTATTCTCCTTATCGATTAATAGTTTCTACACGCCAAAGTTCTTCCCCTCCGTCAAAAACCACAACAGCCGAGGGGAATGGTGCGCTGTTGCTGCTATCTCCAAACTTAAGTCGTCCCTTTACAAAATGAATCTCTGATGCCTTCATAACGTGGTCATGCCAATACTTTGTGTCTGTTCGTGCTGGGATAAGCATTACCACCTTTGTGTTCTCTTTTCGAGCAGATAGGCGACCTTTCTCGATCCACCTATCGATACCTCGACCATAAGGAGGGTTTACGAACACTGTGTGCCCTGTCCAGTCCTTTGATAGTCCGTCTTCCGCTTCTGTGTAGAAGTTGGCACACTTAGTATTAAATGGAGTTGCGCAAGGATCTAAGTCAAACGGACCAAAACGCCAGTCTAACTTATCAAAGAAGTCCTGTGGTGTTGCCCAGTTTCCTGTTTTGGAACTGAACATGACTTTTTGTGTTGTTTCATCCATCTGTACTCCCGAGGGCTCCGTCACCCCTATTGCTGATTGTCATTGGGTGTGCATATAGTTCAGACTCTTCTGTTAGCGTTGGACGAAAGTGAACCACTGGGGTTAGCACTAATTGTGCGATCTTATCGCCCGGTGAAATACATTGAAGCCTGCTGCCCACGTTGTGAAGATTGATGAACACCTCTCCGTCATAGCCAGAATCAATCACGCATGCACCAACAAGAAGCGATTTCTTTGCCGCCACACTGCTTCGATTTTTGACTTCCAGCATGTATCCATGTGGCACTCCGAACTTCAATCCCGTTTCAAGAATCTTGCTGTCACCGGGATGCAAAGCAACCGTAGTTGGATCCTCTGGACTATAAAACACATCAAGTCCAGCATCCGATGGGTTAGCACGGTCTGGTTCGTGCGCAGTCGAACGAACTTTAGCATATTCAATGATCATTGGTCACCACTTCCATCAAACAACTTAAAGTTATCGTACACCTCTTCGATGTCGAACTTACCCTTGAACAAACGGTATGCCTTCACCGCTGCTCGAATTTCCTCTGTCGTGAGGTATCCGTTGCTTCGGAACTCCGTGCGCAACTCGCGTCGTTGTTCCTTGTAAGGCTCCATTGCCTCTTCAATCGCATTAAGGCTGCGAATATACTCCTTAACATATTGCTTCTTTTGGTCAGACATTGACCCTCCTTTTAGTAACATATAAAGTATAACTGGTAGCTTCTTACTCGTCAACAGTTTTTTGTATGTTTATTCCGAAAAGTTGTCTCATAAACCTTGCGACCAGATCGTCTTTTTCTTCTTCTGTTTCGCATTCTGAGAAAAGATAATTATAAGTTTGCTTTGCTGCGTGTACTGAGTTTTCCAAGGTTACTATTTGTGCTTTCATCCATCTTATTTGCTGTTTGTAGTTTCTAGGTGTCGTAACATTCAACTCATTCGCTATTTCAAGCAAAACGTGGTATTGTTTCTTGTCGAGGGCTTGTTTAGCAGAGTTAAACTTCTCAACTTTGTCTCTTCTTTCTTCGTCTGACTTTATCTTGGACAACTTATCGGGGTGTAGTTCCATCGCCAGTCTCCTGAAGAGTTTATTAAATGACTCGTGCATCTCTTTATCGTCTTGAGTCATTTGATATTCGTTCGGTGACTCTCCCTCGTTGCTCTCGTCGTTTTCGTCGTCTTCTGCTGTCGTATATACAGGAGGCTGAGTATATCGTATCATTTGCTGAATGTCTTGGAGCAACTGAGTTGTTTGCTGCACACCTTGTGGTCGATCATCGATGCCGTACATTCTTCTTATTCTTTCTTCGTTCTGCGCATTGAGTTCCTGTATATCAATTTCTAATTTCTTACAGAACTGATCGTAGTGGTCGTTGAACTCTGCGGAAGACTTTTCAATTATATCTTGCAGATACTCGTTCTCTTCGTGAAGATAAGTTACTTTATTGACCAACCTTTGCCATCTTAATTTTAATGTAGCAGACATTGAAAAACCCTCACTATAAATAGGGCTATATTAAACTACTTAAAGTCAAACTTGACTCTTGCCTCTATTTTAAACTCTGGGACGTGTAAGTGGTTGGCTAAGTTGTGCTTTTTGCACTCGTCGGCATCAAGAAACCAGTCGGCGTGACCTTTTTCGTGGACGATATCTAAGAAATAGTCCTTATGATGTCCACAGTTTTCAGCCATCATCTCAAAGATCTTCTTGTTGAGGCGATCTGCTTCTGCTGTTGATGCTTTCATTTCTTCGATCTTGTCCCAAGCCATAGCACTCACTTCGTGAATCATAATAGTAGCGTCAGGATCCATATATCGCATACCTTCTGCACCGAATGAGAATAATATTGCACCACAAGACATCGCCTTACCTTCGACGATAGTAGCGACAGGAATGCGACTGTGTTTGATGTTTGAGATCATGGACATTAAACTATACACTTGCCCACCATAGCTATCAATAACAACCGGCAATACTGGCTGTCCTGTGGTTTGTGCTTTCGCAACCGCAGCGGAGAATGCTCTCGCTGTTGCTTCGTCAAATTTATTGACTCTTGCGACGATCGGAAGACCATCTATGAATGCCGGCTCTTTGAGAAGTGGGCTAAATGTTTTAAGTACGTTCATGATATTATCCTAATAGTTTGAAGTTCCGCCACATCGCAAACGTAGAAAACCCCCAGTTTTCATCATAATCAAGTTTCGCCATGTAGGGTCGGTTAAGTTGCACTCGATCCTTTTCAGGATTAATGCCCCAGCACCTAATTCTAGTTAGTTCATTGTTGGAGTCAATGACTTCAAGGATCCAATAAAGTTTGCCTTTCTTTGTTTTCTTCTCGTTGACTTTGCGAGGAATAAACCAGCACACTTGCAGATCCGGGTCAAACTCTGAGATAGGTGGAATAAACCGATCTTGAAGGTTTTGGATCGTCTGTGGTGTGATAACCAAGTTGATCGGGAAGACACCTGTGAGGTCGGTCTTGAACTGAATTATCTCTTCCTCGGAGAAGTCGCCCTCTGGTCGATAAAGATCCAAGTTCTCTTGGAACTTCTTCAAGTTCTTTGGTCGATCCACAACACACGTTGACCAGAAGTGCTTACGTCCTGTGAAGCGGTCATCCACGATCTTATCCAAAGCGCCGCCCCTACACAGAGCGTCAAGAGCCTTCTTATTCAACTTGCTGTATGATACTCCTTCTCGGAACAAAAGGTCTTCTGCGTTCATAAACGGACGGTTGGTAAGCACTTGTTCAATTGCTGACTCGCCAAGACCTTTGATCGATGAGAGCGGTTGAATAAGCGTGTTGCCGTCTTCGGAGATCTCCCACACCATACCTGACTTGTTGATGTCTAGCGGTGCGATAGAGAAACCATACTGCTTTGCGATGTTGATGGCGTGCTCTTTGCGCGCTTCTGGCTCCTTGTCCAAGAATGCAGCCATCCATTCGGCAGGATAGTAGTTCCACAGCCACGCACACTGGAAGGAGATAATAGAGTAAGACACAGCGTGTGACTTGTTGAAGCCGTAGCCTGAGAAGTATTCAAACTTATCCCAGAGTGCTTGTGCTTCGTCTCTATTGATCTTGTTTGCAACACAGCCATTGATAAACTTCGTGTGCAGAATGTCCTTCACGGAGCCTTTGCCTGTTCCCTTCTTCGTCAGCACCTTGCGGAGCATATTGCCTTCATCGAGCGTCAAACCACCCAACTTGTGAGCAAGCAGTGCGATCTGCTCTTGGAAGATAAGGAACCCGAAAGTTTCTTGCGTGATGTCGTGTGCATCGTCGTTAAGATACTTGATGTAGTGCGGGTTCTCCTTTGCCTCAACGTATTCATCGTGGACGTTTGCAGCCAAAGGACCGGGACGATAGATAGATGTGATAGCGGACACGTCAATAATATTACGTGGCTTTGCTCTCTCACAGAACTTTTGAGCGCCGGACTCTGTGAACTGGAAGACGCCTGCCCACTTACCTGCGTGGAAGATATTCTCATAGACTTGTTGGTCATTTAGATCGATAACATCTGGATGCAAGTTCTTTTCGTAGTAGTCTCGGATCTGTGCGAACGTTGGGTTTTGGATATTGTGATGACGCTTGAGAATGTGGTAGATTGCGCCTTCCATCATCTTTAGTGTAGAAAGACCCAACAGATCGAACTTAATGAAACCCATCGGTTCAAGATGTCGGACGTTCTGACCTTCTGCCCATGGTGCTTGACGGACACCGCCAGAGTTGATCAGAGGCATGTTCTTGTCCAAGTTCTCTGCGATAACCACACCACCAGCGTGACGAGAGCACGACCGAACCTGACCAACAAGACCTTCAACGTGTGTCTTGACTGCTGGGTGTGCTGCAAGATACTTTTGCAGCGTTGGAGAGAACTCCATCACCTCTTCCCAAGTCGGCGCATACACACCAGCCTTGATGCCGTGCTTCTGCTTTGCAAGTGGTGTAGCCTCACGCATCATAATAGATGTGACGGTATTCACTTCTGTGAAAGGAATATCGTACAACTTAGAGATGTCCTTGATTAAAGACTTCAATTGAAGAGTGTTCCAGTTTGAGATTGGAGCAACACAGTCCTCGCCCCACATCTCAACCAGCTTTTCCTTCAAGGTCATACTATCGGACACATCATAGTCAATATCTGGATAGTCTGTTGCATCAGACCGCAAGAAACGAGAGAACAGAAGACCATTCTTGATAGGATCGACTTGCGTGATGTTAAGTGCGTATGCTACCAGAGAACCTGCGGCAGAGCCACGACCCGGACCTGTGAGCATCATGTCGGTTGCTACATCGACAATAGACTTCATTGTAAGGAAATACTTTGAGAAGCCTCGGTCATCAATAACATTCAACTCTTGACGGAGGCGATCTGTGTATTGCTTGTTTGTGTGTAGTCCCTTGTCTTTGAGTCCTTCAAGCGCAAAGTTAACAAGTGCTTGTGTCGCCGTGAAACCTGCCGGCACAACAAACTCGGGCAAACGAACGGTGTTGTCGGGCATAAACGACTCGATGCGCTCGAATGCGATGCGATGAGTTTCCTCGATAGAGCGAAGAATAAGCCCATCATCATATTCAAATCCACAAGAGTCAGAGTATTGCTTATAACTCTCCCACATCTGGTCGCCGTTCTTTGGATACAATTCGTATCCGATCTCCTCAACGCCTTCTGGGAGTTGTGACTCTTCTTCTGCCCAAGAGGGACGACCCTTACCAAGCCAACCAAGACGCTTGTAAAGTTCACGGTCCTTCCAAGCATCAGGGTTGGGGTAATGGCTGTCGGCTGTCGTGACCAGTCCAACGCCAAACTCGGTAGCAACTTGAATAACAAACTGGTTAAGTTCGTGTTGCTCTTTAATGTTATTCCACTGCACCTCGGCATACCAACGGTCACCAAAGATATCGATCATATTGCGGGTTGTCTCGCGCATTGCTTCAAGAACTGCCTCTGGTCCCTCCTCACGGTTCTCCCAGTAGTTTCCAGCATATACGCCCCCAAGACAAGCAGAAGACGCAATGATGCCCTCGTTATACTTCTTTAACAGTGCATAGTCAATGCGTGGATAGCGATAGAAGTTTTCTGGCTGGTATGACTCTGATACCAACTTGAACAAGTTATTAAGACCTGTTTGGTTTTGTGCGAGAAGTACAAGGTGACGGCGGCGTTTAAGAATGCCTTGGGTCTTCTTGCTGTCGCCCTCATCCTCGACGGTTGCGCCTGACTGCTCGTCTTTCTTGATAGAGCGTGCTGCCTTCTTGTCTTCCATTGCCTTTTCGTATGCTTCGCGCCAGTCTGCGATAGAAGGCGTGAAATATGCCTCACAACCAAAGATAGGCTTGAAGTCCTTGCCGGCTTCCTGCATCTTCTTGGCGTGTAAAACTTGATATGCAAGTCCGTTCATATTGCCGTGGTCTGTAAGCGCCAGTGCGTCACAGCCGTTTGCATACGCAAAGTCAGCGTGTTCGCCCGGATAGCCGATAGCATCAAAAATAGAGCCTGCGACAGAGTGTGCGTGCAGACCAACAAACTTAATTTTGGAAACCTTTCTTTCCATTAGTCCTCCTCAGTATATGGTATTTTAACGTGTCTGTGGGGCTTTGTCAAGCCCTCATAGGGTCTTTTTATTAAGTTATCTGAACCTATGTAGGCGACATAGTTATCCCACTCGGAGGCATCATAGAACCAGTCTATTTCAAATTTACTTGCGGTTTCTGCGTCTAGTTTTAGCGGTTGAAAGATTTCGCTCAGAGGGAAGAACCGTGCTGACCATCTCTCTTTCAGAGGCAACTTCTCCGAAGGGTACTGCTGGGATGGTAAAGGGGGTAAAAATTCCCGTGATGTCGTCTTGTTGATGTGGCGTCTGCATTTTTTGAAGTCCTCTCCTGTCATAGTAAAAGAAAGAAGCAGGTCATCTTTTACTGTTTTGTTCCCATAAGTATAGAAAAAATTCTTTTTCTTATCTTTTATTTGTTTTCTGTGTTCTCTGACCGCCTTTATGTTGAAAAGTCCCATTGGGAAAGAAATGTAATATTTCTGTGGAACTATCCAGCGTGAAAGTTTGTAAGATGTTCTCCATGCGCTGTGAATACCGTGTATTACAGACCACCCGTAAGAATCGCGTCTGTCGCGGTCCTTTGGATGTATGGGGACGTAGTAAATAGGTATTTCTTTTCTTTGTTCCTGATAAAATTTGCTGAAATTTCGGGCATAATACACTGGATCATAAGTCCACTCACCCACGATTTTGCGGATCAAAGGTATCATATCGTCATTCGCCACTATCCATATTGTACTGCACCCGGCGGTCGCACATTCGTGAACCGACTTCTGAATTGCAGAAAACCCATTGTCCACAGGCAATAAAACCTCTGGATATGGGGTGTCGTGGTTTGTTTTGATGTTCGCTATTGGAACTATGCCGGCTAGATGTAGTCGCATCTTAAATTCTCAAACTCTCGTAGTCCTACTTGGTTCAGCAACTCTAACAATTCTTGTATTGTTTGGCTGTTGGCTTTTACGTTTTCTGTTTCTTGCCAAGTAGGCTCTGCTAAATTTATCTTCTCTCTGTTGATATATGATGTTCTAAACCTGTAATGCTTTGGTTTCCCAGTTGGGCTATAACAGTTTAGCGGACCTTTCATTCCGTGATCATATAAAGTTTGTTCTAACTTAAACCGAGCCATTGTCTCGGAATAGTCTGGGTGCTGTATTTGTTCTTTTGTTAGCCTTGACAAGACACAAGCATCTTTAACGCCAGTATTCCCATCAATTCGGTCAGATGAATAGAACCATATCTCGCCCACAAAATCATCGCCTGTGGATATGTAATCAACTTCATGTTTACCTCCTCTGTTAAACGCAATATAATCATAACATATATATTCTGCTTTTGTCTCACTTTCAAAGTCAATTAAGCCAGAAATATTGTTGTCTCCAAAATAATAACAAGTATCAAAATGGAATTCATATATTTTTGAGTAATCGTTCGTGCAAACAATTTTCTCTCCGTCGTATCTTATTTTTTCGCATAGGCTGCTCAAAGGCATGTGCCCACGCAAGGACATTAAAAACGCCAACCTTTCCCATAGGAAATACTTTGGTGTTCCAACTTGCTTGGTTCCAGTTGGCGTTTTCAGTTCGCTTATCATCGTCGGTACTCCGACACTACCAAGTTCAATGGCAGGATCGAAGTAGTCGAAACGATTTGGAAGCCTTGGTTCTGTAAAGAATATTGGGTAGTCGTTCACATAGGCGAACAACACTGCTTTCAGGTCTGAGCCAACTACTATATTCTCGTAACTACGTATCAATCTTCTCTTCTAAAGCCAAGCATAAGTGCAGCAAGGAATGCGGCGGAAAGTCCTCCGCGAAGTGTTGTTGAGCAAGTCTTTGCAGCACCATCCTGCTCACCTTCAACCGATCCAGTATCACCATTCACAAGTCCGCCATCTTGATGTTCGCCCGTATCTTCACCCTCAAAGTCACCTGTATCTGGCTCCTCAAAAGAACCGGTGTCCTCTGGCTCTGTATCTGGCTCTGGTGGAAGATAAAAAGGTTGCGCTATAACAAGATCCTCGATCGTCACGCCAAGTTCATGGTGGAACGGATCATACCAGCCAATATCAAAGTTGCCGAGAAAGTTTATACTATCAATGCGGAACGGCTTTCCTTCCTCTACTTGGATGCTCAGGAAGTATTCTTGATATGCTGACTGGCGCTCTCGCTCTCCAAGGTTCAAATACATATCCCAAGCCATTAGATCGGCACGTCCATTAACGTATACGTCCCACTCATAAAGCGTGACTTCGTATTGTGTATTGACTGAATACTCTGATGAGTGGTAGCCCTTGACTTGCAGTTCGCCTTCGGCTTCTACTTCAACTCCGTCTTCATCTAACTTGTATTCTCCGTGGATCATCGCTGCGCCTTCGGAGTCCGTGCCGATACCATACTTGTTCTCAAAGGTTACTTGGCTGTATGCGTCAATGCCGTATGACTCAAACGGAACAGACCAGTCCCAGCGGAATGCGCCTTGTTCACGCTCAATATCGGTCATCGCCTCAACAGAAACAACGGGATGCTCGCCCCAGTCGGTCCATTCGTCTGCCCACAACTTACAAAACGAGCCACGTGCCCAGTCCCAAGGTGCATAATAGCAGTTGTCTCCGGGTGTTGAGCGGACCTTGATCACAGCAACATAAAAGTCTGTTGCGCGATCGATAGAAGACTCAAACCAAAAGAACTCAACAATAGCATCAACACTGTTGTCGAGAATGTCTGAGTTTCCAAGATACAACGTGTTGCCTTCAAAGAAAGCATACGGATATGTGTCTTCCTTCAACTCAACGTCAATAACATTTTCAAAGGTAACGTCAAGGTCGCCTTCAAGGATGGTTGCACCTGTATAAGATGTATCGCTCTCACTAAGTGTGTCGGCGTGTGCGGTGCCCATAAGACACAGCGAAAGTAAAAGATTCATGAACATATTCTCCTAATGTTTGAGAAAGTATAACTCACATTTTTGGAGATGTCAAATATCTTTACTTCTTTTTCCAGTCAATAAATTTTATATTATGCTCTGCTTCTTCCAAAAGCGTTTTGAGATCGAGCCCTGCACAGTCTATCTTGTTTTTGCTCACGTGGTAGTGACTCACGAAGCCCTCAAAGTCTCCATATGCAACGTTTTGCTCGTATTTCGTGGAAGTTTTGCCGAACTGGTTTGTTGGCGCCTCGTAGGGGATGCCTGTTGCGCCGTGGATCGCTCTCCACAATGACTTTAAAGCATCCAACTGAACAGGATAGAAACCAGTGAATGGATCTAGTTTAGAGCCGTGGACCCAAGCATCTTCAATTAGCGGTCTTTCACCGAAGCCGTTTTTAACATACCAGTCCTGATATCTTGGGTAGTATGCGTTCGAGATCTCTACACCAACTGATGGTCTATTGGTTCTTGATGAGCCAGCGTGCCAAGCGGCGTGTTGCATATCCATTGTCTGATATATTGTTCCATCATTGTCGATCAAAAAGTGGACAGACACACCTCTGCGGTTTAATACATCCTGACAGGACTTGGAGTTTAGGCAAACATCCCAGTGATTTACAAAATAGCGTATCTTTCTCTCTGGTCTGCCTGAGTAGTCGTAGTATGTGCCTCGGGCTGCTTCCATGCCGCCTTTTTCTGACCAAAGAACAAACTTATCCCAGTCAATAGGGTGAAAGTCGCCATTATAAACAATGTAATTTGAATATTGTGCTTCTTGCGGTTTATAGTCGTCTATCTTTGCTTGCCTTTCGGTCCAAAGTCTTCTAAACGTTGTTGGTCCACAAAGACCATCCGCAGGGATACCTTGGCTTTTCTGCCATTTTTTGATTGCTCTGACTAACTTGTCGTCAAAGTATTTTTCTCCAAACCATGAAGGTTCCCATCCGAGCTTCTTTGCAGAAGCCTCGTTATAGAAGTTTTTATCCATCCACGTTCCTGTTTAGCTAACGATTCCAACCACGTAATTGTCTAGAATAACACTATAATTAGTGTGTCCGATCGTTATTTCCTCTAACATGGAACGGTCAATAACAATTTTGCTTGAAGGGACTAGCTTAAACCTAACGTCATCTGCAACTTCTCTAACTTTAACCGTTGTATATCGCTCTTCTGCTGGCTTATAGTCGTCAGGCAATACAATCAAAGATTCTTGCACATCTTTCTGCTCTTCTTCAACTAAAATATATCTATTTACTGGCTTAAACATCTCCTAACTCCTTTTGTATCAGTTTTTCCTGTATTTGGTATTGTTGCTTACTCAAAAAAATATCTTCTCTTTTGCCGCAGTTTCTGCAAACCATGGTCATGTGGACATTCTCTCCTTGAGTAGAGCGAACATTACCTGCTGGGACGTAATAGCAACCAGTGCTTCGGTTGCCGCATCTTCTTTTTAGAAACCTTGCGTCCATTAAGTGATTGAAATTCATTTTTACCTCATATTTCGCAAGACTCTCCATCACAGAACTTTGTGCCTGCGCCAGCAACATCAGTCTCAATTCTTTGAATTGGCGTGATCTTTGCTACCATCTCGTTGTACCTTTCCTCTGTGATAGGCTCATAGGGTGCTTGCTTATAGCCAGTTTCGCTCAGTCTCAAAAATGATACTGCTTTAAGTCGCGTTTCGTACATCTCAAGAGCACTCTTGATCTGCGATGCCTCGTGAGGCTTAAAGGTTACCGTAATTGAAACTGCATTATCAGCCCAGTAATACTGGTATTGTGCTGCTAACTCTAACTGTTCCCACATACTAACATCTTTCTTGCCTTTTGTAAAGAACTGTTCTCTGACTGGGAACTCGACAACTGATGTGTTGGGCGAGTAGGCATCATCTTCAATGAAGTATCCAGCATCGCGAAGACTGTCCAACAAAGGCGAGGTCTTGGAGAACCTGATGCGCCTGATGTAAAACTCGTCCTCTGGGAAGTGAATGCCCGGAGTGGAGCCATTCAGGAGAGATACAGTACCAGATGGCTTGATAGAAGTCATCTTGATCGAACGAGGAACGCAAAGCCAGTTAGAGTATTCCTTATCCAACTCTCTGATGTGCTCATAGGCATCGTCGCACCACTCAAACATCTTGCGTCTGCCGTGCTTTGTGAACGCCTGAATAATTCCAGACTGCGACAGACCAATACGGCGGTTCTTCAACATCTTCGCGTTAGTCTCTGGCCAATGCGTATTAACCAGCGTGACGGTCTTGCCGTATAAATATGCACACTTCAAGGTTCGCAGATAGTCATCGTAGTCTTCGTGCTTTGCTGGGAATGTCTCGACAAGACAGCAAAGTTCTGCGTTGTGAAGGCTTTGCTCTACACAAGGGTTAAAGCCAACAACCTCTGCATCATCATAGTTGATGCCGTCCTTAAACCTGCCGTATGCTCGGGCATTTTCAAGCCAGATCGTTCCGGGCTCTCCGTTTTGCTGTGCTTGCTCTGCATGCCAAGTGTAGTCCATACCAACTGGAGCATTATATGAGTTGTTGGAGCCCCAGCGGTGATGATACAACTTTTCTTGATCGTTCTTCATCTCAAGATAGTGCATATCTTCGTGATCGCCCAAAGCAAGCGCAGCCGAGCGACGAACGTTTCCTGCAACGACACAACGACCAATAAGGTTTTCTGTGTCTACAATATCAACAGATGTGATAGCCTCTCCGATCTTTGGTGTGAAGAGTTCAGTTAAACTCTCGTGCAACTCTTTGAGAGGTCCGTGTCCTGATGATGTTCCGCCAAAGCCGGAGATAAGGGCGCCTTCTGGACGAATTGCTGAGTAGTCGAATTTGGGAACCTTTGCGCCAAGCAAAAAGCCGTCAAGGAGCGTGTGAACTGAGTTAACCCACCCTTCGCGAGAATCATCAATAACTAGAACATCGTTGGTGTACTCTGGCTCTTGGATAACAACAGTTCCAGCACCCTTTGTGTCGAAACCAACGCCAACACCAACCATAAGAGCGTCCATGATCCAAGCAAAGATGTAGCCGCCCTTGGTGGAAATATCACTAGTGGAGCGGAAGGCGCAGTTGAACAGTGCAGCGCCGGTTCTCTCTTTGACGAACTTTGTGCCCATCATCCACAGACCACGACCGGGAGGTGTCCATTTCAAGTTGAATAGCCGATCAAAAGCATCTTTTGCGGTGCGCTGTGCTTTGTTGTCGTTCCATTCCAAGCCAAGCCTTACAACGTGCTCTTTTTGGATATCAAACATACCCTCAACAACGCGGCGACAAGTTTGCCACCACTCTTCTGTGCCTGTTGCGTCTGGCTCAAACTCACTAAGGCGACGGGCGTATGTGCGCTTGAAGGTTACATACCCAAGCGGACCCCAAGGCACCTCTGCGGTCTTATATGGCTCTACGAAAGAGTCGGATAGCCTGAATCTGCGGATGTTATTTACTGTTCTCATTTATTTGTTTCCTTTTCTGTATTTCTCGTATTTGTTTAGCAACAGTTCTTTCTGTTCTTTTGCGCCAAGTGGTGGCGGAGTTGCTGGTATTAATTTTGTTGTGATATTTGGAGCAACCGTGTTTGTTTTCGGCATAGTCTTAATTTTCACGTTGGACGTGTCCATGAAGATATCATACACTATTCCGTCAGGTCCGTTTCTATTTTTTGCAATAAAAATCTTACCTGTGTTGTTTTGTTTGTCCTCGATCGTGCGAGATACCGACATAATAAAGTCAGCCACAAAGCATTTATTGAATGCTTCGGAGATCTGCTCCATTGTGATCACCTCTGCGTTCAAGCCTGATCGGTTTGTTTGCGAGGCTGTCCAAATGGGGCAGCCAAATTCTGTTGAGAGCCCTCGTAGATCTTCATAAATAGATTCAAGTTCTGCTCGTTTTTCTTTTCTTACGACAATAGGCTTCAAAAGATCGGCGTAGTCAACGATGATCATGCCGGGGTTGATGCCGCGCTTTGATAACTTGTTCAAATGAGCACGGATCGTGCTTACAGAAGCAGACTTTGTTGGATACTCCTTTACGATCAGAGATCCATCAATGTCTTGAATTTCTTCGTAGATCTCGTCCTTGAAGTTCATCAAGTCACTTAAAGGATAACCTGTAATACAACTGTCGTAGCGGTTGGCGATAACAGTGTCTTGAAGTTCCAGCGTATAGTGAATGACGGTCTTACCTTCTTTGACTGCCTGCGAACCAAGATGCACAAGCACCATAGACTTTCCAGCACCTGTGGGGGCAATAACCACACCAAGTTCGTTCTTGCCTAGACCACCACCAACAATAGAGTCAACGTCTTTCCAGCCTGTTGTAACGGGTTGGCGATGACGTGGCTGATAGCGAGCCTCGAAGTCTGCAATAAAGTCGTGTCCAAAGTTTGTCTCCGAGCCAAGTTTTAGCGAGTCGTTGATAACCTTGGAGATCTCATCAAAAGAAGAGGACTCCAGCAAACCAACGGACTGCAACATCGCTTCTTTGAGGTTTTGCTTTCTACAGAAGTCTAGTGACTTTTCTTTGATGTATTCTTCGTTGTCCAGTTCACTTGTTGTAATGCGAGTAAAGTATTCTTTTACTTGCTGCTGGATAACTGTGTCTTCTGTTTCAAGCTCTGTCTTGAGAATGGTAGCAATTGCATTAGCAGACGGATGCTTAGAATACTTGTCGCGATAAGAAGTTATCTTGTCTGTAAATACACGTAGATATTCCAGTTCAAGAAAGTTTAGATCTAGGACTTCTGTTATCTGATCTGCAAAGGGGCGATCCTGATAAATTAATTGTACCAAACCCTCCTGAAAAGACTTTCCGTAGCGACCAAAAGTCGGCTGATTTTGTGCAGGTCTTGAAGAGTTCAAGAACCACCCCCTCTGAGACTATAATTATAACCTGATGCTCTCATAAGTCAAGAATTTTGGCTGTCCAGAGCAATCTTGTTTAAATGCAATTCTAGATCTTTCCAGTTCAATTCACCGAACCCATCGTCTCGCATTTTCTTAATAATTTCTATCTTGTTGAAATTGAACTCAAAATTCTCAACGGCGTTTTTCACAAAGTCCTTTGACTGAGGAGAAAGCATCGGAGAATAAAGTTGCATCATTTTGTAGTTATGTGCGATCGTGTCTTGACCTTCCAAGATATTATCGTGGAACTTTAACTTGCTATCTACGTTCTCGCAGTAAGTGATCAGTTCATCAATGGTGTAGTCTTTCTCGGAAGCCAAAAAGCCAAGACGGCGCTGGATCGTCTTAAATCCAACCGACTTGATACCGGGCAAATTATCTGATGCATCGCCTACAAGTGCGCGTGCAAGCGCCATATTCCGCGGATGCACGCCAAGTTCCTCAATAATACGCTTCTTGTTGTAGACAGTCTTGCTTACTGGTCGGAACACTACTGTTTCATCATCGCAAAGTTGGTAAAAGTCCTTATCGTTGGACACAATTACCTTTTGCCACCCTTGATATTTTGGAGTTTGCGTTAAATACGAAATAACGTCATCTGCCTCCACCTCTGGAATAACAATTTGTATGATAGGCATTTCGTTTAGATACTCCATCAGGCGCATCTGTTGCCATACCTTATTTTGCATCTCCTCTTCATCAGTCAGGTTCTTAACTGACCTGTTTAGACGGACTGGTGTTCTGCCACTCTTATAGTCCTTATCAAGTGCCTTTCTCTTTCGAGAACCATTTGGTCCATCCCATACAAATACGATCTCGTCTGGGTTTGAGTCTCTGACGAGTTTTTGAAGGATCTTTAATGAACCCTTGATGCCCCCGCAAGGTTCTCCTTGCATAGTAAGGCTTGGGTCCATAATATATGCTCTCAAATAAAGGTTTAGAGAGTCAATGATCAATACTCGTTTCTTGTCTGTTTTAGTCATCCTACTAGCCTCTGTTCGTTCATTATATCACGATATTCCAAGAGCGCAAGTTCTTTGTGCTTTGCCTCGATCATTACGTCCAGATCGTGTCCATAGTCATCAAATGGGTTGCGGATCATATCGGAGTGTGCTTGTGGCTTGATCTTAGGGTTGTTGTGCTCAACAGAACGCGACTCTGCGTAATGCACAACTGGCTTTACATCGCCCCACGTAGAAAGCGCCATTTCTAGTGCTTCCTGCTCTGACTGTCCGTCAGGGTGCAGCATATGGTGGTGATAGTCAAATACGATAGGAATACCGATACGCTTATATATGCCCTCGTACAATTCTCGCGTAGAGTAAAGTGATGGCTTGTCGTCGTTTTCTACCGTCAAGCGCGAACGGACATTCTCTGGTAGCCGTTCAAAGTTGCGACAGAAGTTGTCGAGAGCAAAAGGCTTGTCGCCGTAGGCTGCGCCAACGTGGATGTTGAGTTTGGCGTATGGCGTGCGAGGCAAACCAATAAGGTCAAACAAGTCTGCATGCACTGATAGATCGGTCTTGGTCAGTTGAAACACACGCTCTTGTGGGGACGCCAACTTGTTGAATGGTCCGGGGTGTGATGTGAGGCGCATGTTGTGCTGGCGAGCAAAGTTACCAGCGGATGCAGCGGCAGCGTGGATAGCGCCGAAGTTAGGCATATCCTCTAAGTTGTACTCTGATGCCCACGGAATGATGTCGGAAGACAACCGATAAAAGTAAATGTCGTTCTCCAAGTTCCATTGCAGGATCTTGCGCAGATCACGCAAGTTATCCAAGGCAAGTTCTGACGCATATTCAATACCACGCTCCTTGAATGTGCGTTTGATCATACTGCGGTTAGTTGTGATACGCTGCGACTTCGGAAGATCGGACAGCGACTTGCAAATGCACGCATACCCATAGTTACGCATATTTCCCTCCTATATGCTCTTTATACTATAACAAAGTAAAGTAACAAAGTCAAGCACTTTTATTCATTCTTTGTTCTCCGCAAGTTTCTCAACATAACTATCTGGCTCAAAGGTTGTCTCCCCGTGCATCCAGTGAATAGTCAAGCGGTCTTCAAAGTAGTCATTATAAGTTTTAAAAAAGTTTTCTTCTACTTTTAACACTATCCCAAGCCCTACTTCGTTGTTAGAGTATTTGTGTTTAGGTTTTACCAAGTCACCGACTTTCACTCTTCGCTCTCCAGTTTTCTCGCACATTCAACTGAACAGTTCAACATTGCCAACAAGCTATTCCCGCCTGTATAACCATTTCCCATATCAATTCCGAGAGCCTCGGCAGCCTTGAATAAAATTGATTTTTCCAGTTCTTTACGAGTTGGAAGTTTGAATGTTTTTCCACACACTTTGCATTCTTGATATAGAATCTCAATGTTGTTCATTCTTTATATCCTCCTTCGTGTAATCTTGAACCTCCCGGTAAAACCGCACAACGATAAGAATAAATCCTTTCGCCGTCTTCTTCTCTCATCATAATTGGATATCCAAAAATAAGATGTTTTCCTTTGTGTTTCTCGTTAAGTTCGTTTCTGAATCTTTCAGCGAGTTCTGCTGTTAGTCCAACTTCCGCATCCAGAGCATAATATCTATTGGAGCAAATTTCCTCAACCACTTCTTTGTTTGGCGAGGATTCAAAATCATAAACCTGAGTTGTTGCAACACTTGATTCTTCTTCGTCTGGCTTGAAGTAGGTAAATGCGGGAAGAGCACTTGTTTCGTATGTGAAAGTGAGTGGACAATCACCTTCTTCAAAAAAACCTGATGATTGGAATATCCTGCGAATTAAAGGAAAACAAATGTATGCTAATTGACTTTCATTTACATCTTGGTAAGTAAACAGAATATGTCTTGCTTCATTTTCTAACAATTGACTCATAGAATATTGCTCGTCTTCTGGTAGTTCTTCTAGAAGCCTTGTTTTCTCCCATTTGTTTTTAATGTCCTCAATGTTGTTCATTCTTTATTCTCCAACCAACTTTGTAATGTCCTCGCAAAACTCTAAAATCATTTCAGTTCCCTTATCGTCTTCTGCGAGGTCGGCAAACTCTATCGCTGCTCTTGTATCGTCTTCCAACTTGTTTATGCGAGAAATGACACTTCCGTAGAGATGACGAAATTCGTTTAGTTCTTTTTTTAACTCTCGCTGATAATCAAGTCGCTCTTGTGGAACGCCGGTATCAAGAAAATTATGGACTGATAACTCTCGTTGTAGTTCTGTATTCTCTTTTTTGAGTTCTTCTACTTGCTTTTTGAGTTCTTTGATTTCGTCAGTCACTTTCTTCTCTCCCAAAAGGTGTTAGGCAACCAGACCACCTAACTGACTGTTTCCAGTCCCACCCGTTACAATCGGGGTAACTTCATTTGAAGGAGTGGCAGGGTTCTCACCTGCAAGCGACCAAGTATTCCCTTTTAAGACTCTTATTCCTTGGTCCGGGTCGTATATCATCTCAGTAGAACCCTGCGTAATACCGCCTCACTCCTATATGCTCTTTTTACTATAACAAAGCAATGCAGCAAAGTCAAGCACTTTTTTACTTTATTCGCCGTCTGGATCCTCGTAAAACCTCTTAGCGTCTCCTTGTCGTGTATCAAAGTTTTGCACCACCTCTTCCATAACAACATCATAAACACGTTGCTTGAATTCTGCATCTTCCGCCATAAGATCGTTCCACTTGGAAGGCTGAAACTTCTTGCTATAACCATCTTCCATCGTTAGTGTATACCAAGCGCCCGCCGATGTAAGTTTGGGAGATCCCTTAATGGCCTCAAAAAGGCTCTCATCACAGCGAATTCCTACTTCATCTGTTCCCCAGAGGATACGGAAAGCACAGTTTCTGCCTTGTGTTCCAAAGCGAGACTTCTCTAACTTTGCCTTTACTTCTGAACCGATGCGATATCCCTTGTCGTCTTCAATATATGCCGCCTTGGACTTGCGACCAGTGAGCCAAATACGCAAAGAATATGAATATTGAAGTGCTTTACCTCCCGGCGTCATATATGGCGTCGTCATTGCAACAATACGTGCATTGGGTCCGCTTGGGATGTTTGCCTTCAACTGGTTCAACACAAGGAACGTTGCTTGCTTGTCTGCGATAGGAATGATAAGTTTAGACATACCCTTTGCAAGAATACGTGCCTTAACAGCCATTGAAGACTGTGGATTGAAGTCTCCTTCGACATCTGAAACAGATGGTGTAAATGCTAGCGAGTCCCAGATAAATACAAGTTGTTGATCTGCTGCTCCGAGCAATTCTTCAACGGTTTCTAGAACGAACTCGACAGAGGATGCCTGAACATACATTAACTGGCTTAGATCGCATCCTGCTCGCTCCAAGAAGTCTGGGTCGATAGCAGACTCGGAATCAAAGTAAACGACAAGCTTACCCGTTTTCTGGGCGTTTGCTGCGATCTGTGCAGCCATATAAGACTTGCCTGTTGCCTCAAGACCTGCGATCTCCGAAACCTTACCGACTGGAATACCTGCGACTTGTCCCTTGCAAATGATAGAGTCAAGCCAGCGCGAACCTGTTGGGATCCACTCTTTTACTTCTGTTGGGTTGTCGCCTGTTAGATCGTGTGCGACATTTCTGCCTGCCTTTTTATTGACAAGCTTCATTAAATCTTGCATAGCCACTCGTCCGGGCTTAGTGTCTGTTTTTGCTTTCGCAGCCATTCTTTTCTCCTTATTTTTCAATGACGATAACGTATTCTGTATTCTTTGTCTTGCTCGCGTTTTCTGCTTCTTTGCCGCCGGCACCCATCGCTCTCATGACATGTCGGGAGTGCTCCTTCTCATGGATAGTGAAGTTTTTATACTTAGCACCCATTTCCTTCATTTCATCAAGAGAGATAAGTCCCTCATCGCTATATGAGAATACCACATATTTTACTGGAAGTCTATCAACTAATTTCAAAGTTGCATCATAAGCAGTCTTTTTGCTGTACCAAGGACTGATCATATCCTTGTCGTGTGTCTCTTTGTTCTTCTTGATTCTGTCCAAACGCCTGTTTGTCTTTAGAGACACTTCTGGCTTGTCCCAGCGGACGATACTATCCCAAATGTGATAATAAGTAGAATAGTCGGCTGCTGTATAAGGAGGATCAAGATAAGCAACCTCTGCCTCTGGATACTCCACCTTTAGAGCGTCTCCAACAATGTGCGTACCAGCAGGACCAGCATGAGAAGGTAGCAGTTTAAGCTCAAGTGGCGTATCAACGCGAGGAGACTTCCAGCCCTTCAAATATGCTTGCTGTAGTCCGACTGTGTTGTCAACCTTGTCTAAAGCAAAGATAAGTGATGCTATGAGCGCCATCTTGTCTGTATGTGGTAGATTGTATGTTTCAATCTTCTCTCGAATAGCATCAGCCTTTGCGCCGTTGGGCTTCTTCCACACTTGGATTAGATCTCCAACTTCATTTGTGGCATCACAATAATTTTCGGTCAACCAACCGGGGGAAGGATCGAGCGCATTGAGTTCATCAATATATTGTTGCAAATGGCCCATCTCGCCACTATTGCAGATCATTGCGTGGCTATATGCTTCAGATGCCCATGATAGATCGCTAGTTGTCACCGTGTATCCAAGCGACTTGAATGCTTGAGCTACGCGGGTAGTGCCAGTAAAGACATCAATAAGTGTCTTTTCCTTCAGGTCCAGCGACTCAATTACCTCCGCTATGAGAGGAATAATCTTGTTTTTGCTTCCGAGGTATCGGATGCCCTTTGTTTCAATAGTTGTCATTTTCTTCCCTTAAAAAGTTGTGCTGATGCATATCCATCTGCCAATGCTTGTGTGCTGTTTCCCCTAAGTGGAACTCTGAACTTCAGATTTTCCGAAATAAACCTTCTGTCTTCAAAATCTCCCAAAATGAGAAGGCGCCCGTCATTTGAGAAATGCAAGTACAAATCAAAATTATCAACGGCTCGATAATCAAACAATATCTCTGTACCCAAATATTGATTACCTTCGTTTGTATCATGATCATGAATATATTGCGCTACTCGTTTGACACGCTCCGGGGACCAGTTGAAGTATACTTCTTCAAGATATTGTGTGATTGTGGCTAGCGAGCTTTCTTCAAAAATGCCTTGATAAAGCTTTCCGTTGTCTTTTCTCCAGCCTGCTTGCTTAGCTGACGCATTAGTTTGCCTAAAGCTTTGGTGCTCTCGACCATGAGCCTTAATGTTGGCAGTCTTGTCTTTCGCTTCCAAATGCAACCCGGAGGCGTTAATATCTTGATCTTTTGCTCTAGTAACACTCTTTAGAATCAAAGACAGAACCACTTCTCCCTGTCCGGTTCCTTTCTGCGAAACTTTCATAAGTTTTGGAAGCAATAGCTGCCAGCACCCGTTATTTGCAAGCTGTGGATGTAGTTCCGCTATTGATGTTACGGTGTTTGTGCCATGCCATTCTCGGGCGTCCAACTTAGTTTCTTCGTCCATCAGAATGCTCAACATCTCAAAACCGTCGCCAGTTCGAATATGAGAAACGTATCCAGAATCTTGAACTGCACTGACCACTCTTTGCAGCATACCGCTTGTAAAAACATCATGAAACTTAAGATGTGTCTTTAAGGCATCTATTTGTTTTACCCACCTGTTCAGTTCTTCTATCTGCTGGCTCATGTTTCCCTCCTTGAGCTATTGATAGCATAACACCCCTCCACGGGAATGTCAAATACTTTAGTTAATGTTTATTAACCCTTGATTAGTATCTCGGATGACTGCTTGCTTTTGTTCATTCCGTAAGCCCATTCAGCTTCGATAATTTCATATCCATCATACATCTCTCTTATCTCCGGACAGTCATTATAAGACATAAGCCACCCATCACGACTTGTCAAGATAGAATGTAGGCGCTCATGATCAAATGAGTCATGAAGATTGCCGTCAATGCCGTATAGCGAGTTCTGTGAACCTTCAAGCATGTACGGCGGATCAAGATATAAAAACGCATTTGGGTGGTAGTCTATGGCGTCTTTAAAGTCTGCATAATCAACTCTGAATTTTTGCGCTTTAAAGTCTCTCAGTCTTTGCACTGATGAGTGGGTGAATCTTGCATACGATGCTCTTTCAGACCACCCACCACTAAATGTAGCACCAGAGAAACTTGCTCTGTTGATCGCGTAATACTTTGCTGCTCTTTCATATGAAAACATAAACGAGTCAGTTTTGAGTTCTTCGCGATATTGATGAAACGACTCTTTTGAGCAGCCTATAACAGTTTCGCCAGATCTTATTGTGTATTGTTCTCGCAAACTTTCTACTGCGTCTGCAAGTTGTTCGTTTCCCTCGCATAACGCCATCCAAAACCAAACAAGTTGCTTCATTTTATCGTAGCCAAAGATTTCTACGCCACGATCTGCAAGTGCTAGTTCCACCGAACCACCCCCGAAGAATGGCGAGCAAACTCGCTTAACATTCTCGGGGATGTGAGGGAGGATATGTTTGACGGCACGTGACTTACCGCCGGGATATCGCAGTGGTGTTTTCATTTTTTCACGCGGCGGACTTGGATTCGAGCAACTTAATGAATAATTCTGTGATCATTTTGCACCTTTTCAAAGATCCTTGCCAATTGACCCTAGCGTGTTCCCTGTATCCGTCTCCTGACTTATCTGCCTTTTTAAGGGCTTCGTCTGCACCAATAAGCATATTTAAGTAGTTGCGCTCATTCAGTCCATAATCCTTTATAGACTTGTTTTGTGACCATAAATAAGCCTGAAACCACATAGACAACAGCAGGTTTGATATATCCGAACTGCCGCTTGAAGGCTCATAGTGGCGAATACTCCTTCTGTGAAATTCCATCGCGGAGTCTAGCCAAGATAACTCATCTCCATATGCAGACATCGAGCGATCCGAAAATGTGCCCTGAGATAACTCAAACGTATCTGTTCCTTTCGCGTAATATTGATCCAGTACGCTCTTTGCCACAGGTGGGCGCTGAGAGGGGTTGTCCTTTAACGCTCTCGCATGAACCAAAAACTTAACAATATGTTCTGCATCTTGCATTCTATTGCGCGCATGATCTTTAAAGCACGAGCCTATTGCAGAATAATACTTACCATCCTTTCCGGAGCGTTCTCGGACCCAATGTGCGATATAGGTTTGTTCAGAATTTCGCTTTTCTTGTGGGTTAAGGGGCATTCCATCATTCAAGCTACGAAATTGTCGTGGCAAGCTCTCAAAAGCCAAGTTGCTGTACTCTTGGAGCACAATTGAGGCTCCCAAAAAAGCATAGCGTACAGCCGGATCTAAATCCTTAAAATAACAGTTCTTGTAGGTATAGGTATTTCCACGGTCTGTAACGGTGCCCGTAAAAGTGATTTCATTGTTGCGGAAACGCCACAGAGTCTCTGTCCTGTTTTGTCCATCCATTGAAACATAACGGGAACCTGTGTTAATAATTGTGTCGTAGTTTTTTGATGGATGATTCTGAGCGCAGTTGAGAACATTTGCCAGAACAATTGGCGTAGTGGCAAAATTATCAAAGACGCTCTGAAGATAGTTAATTTGTGTTGGTCGGTTCCATACATGATTTCGTTGGAACCACTTTGGCACCATAATTGTGTTATAAGTACTCAGCAATGCATTCACAGTTGTGGTTATGGTAAAAAAATTCGTTGACATATTATCTCCTTTTTGAATATGCTTCAAGAAGCCTCTTTAACGCGAGGGCTTGAATATTGAATTTAAATGCGGCAGACTTTACACCGGTCTGCCAGCGGCTTTTACTACTCTGTAGTTGTCTCACTCTCTGTTGTGCCGGTGGTCTCTCCCTCAGCACTAGTGGTTTCTGTCTCCGTTGTAGTGGTAGCAGAAACCTCCACAGATTCGGTGGTGGTCGTGGTTGTTGCTTCTGTAGCAGTCTCGGTGGTATCCGTAGATACTGCTGCTGGATCAACTTCACAGGTGCCGTATGCGGTCGCAATGACGAGAGCGCCTCCGACAAATGTTACCCTGACCTTCCATGAAGACCATTGTGATTTCAACCAATCCATAGTATTACTCCTTTTTGATTAGTAAAATTAAGCAGAGTATTAACCCGCTCTGCTATCGGTATCTCAAACTAAATGGCTTACTTTCCGTTCATCAGTTCGTTGAAGGCTTTATCTACGTCACTAGTGGCATTTCCATATGCTACAGTTTCGCGAGAACGGGATTCGGCACTTTTGGTGCCTGAAAGTTGCTCATCGAGAATGCTGTCGATCTCTTGTGGAGTGTGGCGCTCAAAGAGAGATCCGAAGTCAGGCATACGATCGAGGAGGGCAGGGATCGCTTCCGTATCTTCGAGCAATGGGGACGTGTTTCGCCTCATCTTCATGTTAGTTTGAGGGTATGCGCCCGGTGTGGTGGGCTTAGTGTAAGTCAGCGTGATGTCAGTACCCTCACTGGCATCTGTGATGTCCCCATATTCGGGGTCGAGGATATATCCAAGAAGCAACTCGTAAGCCTTCTTGCCGTATCCATAAATCTTTACTCCCTCTTCCTCTCGTCCGCGAACGAGTACTGGTGAGAAGTAACGTGCTCGGACAAACAGAGACTTCGCAAGTTGCTTGCTAGCGTCGTCGTTGTTCTCCGTCGCGTCCTTCCAGACCGAAGAGGCAAACTCGCAAATTGGGCAGTTCTCGCCAAAGTTGCGCTTGGGACAAAGAATGCCGCCCTTGTGCTCGCCCACGTTATAGTGGAAGAACATCTCCTTAAGCGGATCTCCATCTGAAGTCGGTACAATGCGGATGTCGGTGTCTCCCTCATCGGGCTTAAACCACACCGAATCGCCCTTGTCGGCTCCCTCACCACGAAGTGTGGCAAGTTTCTTTCTCATTAGTTCCATATTGATTGACATTACTTTTTTCTCCTATTGTTTAAAGTATGCAGTGCGTTCCACAGCATCTAATGTATCACTCTTGTTCTAGCCTGTCAAGAGTATTTTGTTGATTTTGTATTGCGTTAGTATGGGCAACGCAGAACCCAAAGTCTGGTAAGTGTGTCTCGTAGATTGCATACGAAATCTTGCGGTAAGCATTCCGAGGCTTAGTCTTCAAAATGTCTACCAACTTCTTATGCAAGCCTTTTTCCTTTTCTAATCTTTCTTCATTTATACACATATAATAACATAATTCTCTCTCCGCGTCAAGGTCAAAAAGCCATTTTTCTTCAAGTTTCTTCATACTCAAAATTGAAACAGATCGTATCTTGTTGATGTCCTGTGGCTTTGAAACATTGCCGACATGAGGCTCTGTGTGCTCAAAGTAGTTGAGATAATGCACGCTTGAGAAGATCGTCTCGTTTAGCATATCATAGTAGTTTTTAAGGTTTATGTTTTCAAGGACTCTCTCGATCATTTCGTTTGAAATTATAGTGAGAGAGCGAAACAAGCCGGAACGTGCGTATTCTTGCAGAATGCCGTATGTGGCGTTTTCTACAAGCCTTGGAACACCCGTTAACAACTCAATATCAGGCTTGATGTAAAATACATCCAACTCCTTATCTTTTATTTGTTCAAGGATGCCGAGAGAGTAGATAGAACTCATAGATGAACCTACGACAAAGACTTGAACCCGATCTTTTATTTTCTTGAAAAAAGTTTTTAAGTTCGGGACGTTGTTTTCGTATTCTTCTGGTGTTCCGTAAGTCTCTAACTTGTATTCGTTCTTTTCTGTGCCTTCTAGGCTGCTGCCCAACTTATACGTATCGTATTGAGGCAGAGAGTCAAACCTACTAGCAATAGCAGACCCAGCGTTACCGATCCCAACTATTGAAATCATACGTTCAGATCCTCTAACTCGTAGTAGTTCTTTCCAGCCTTTAAATTAACCATAAACTTGTCGAGTTTGTTTTGAGCAAATACTTCCTTGATCTCTGGTATCATTTCTCTGTCTTCATCTGATAAGTCGATGACCAACTCGTCATGAACGATATGAGATATGAAACTCTTCTTACCACTAAGAAGTTTATCTATTGTTACTGCTCTTTCCAAGACTATATCAGATGTCGTGCTTTGAATTAAATAATTTAGTGCTTTTCTCTGCTCTACTTTTATCTCCCTACCGAGAGGCGTCTTGACGGCTTCTCCATCATAATACTTTTTAAGGACGCCATCCTTATCATACACACCCGTCTTAATATCAATGGAGATCGGATCATAAAGCCAAGCAAAGAACCTTGTTTTTGCTTCTTCTCTGCTGGTTCCTGCTTCAAATAGATGATGACAGTTCCAGTCATGAACATCAAGTTGTGGCTGGGTTTCACCAGACAAAGCCAACAGCGTTCTAACTTCTGCTCCGTTGTAGTCTAAGGACAAAAACCAGTCGTTGTGGGGATGGACGATCTTTCGGAGGTCTTTCTTCATCGTCAATATTGGGAAAGAGTCCTTGTTGGTCGTCAAGCGTCCCGTGACTGTGCCGTAGATGTTATAGTCTATGTAACTGCCGACACTTAAAATTCTCTGCAACTCGTTCCTGTTCATTGTCCGCGTAAACAGTGACTTGCTGTTAGATATATCAATATTCAGCTTCTGGTGCCTAAGCTTTTGTGTGAGCTTTGCTATATCGCGCATAAACTCATAGTTTTCTGGCTTTTCGTATGTCTCGAACACGTGTTGAGTGATCTTGTTTTTGATCTCGCAAAACTGGATCAGCGAGTCTTGCGGAATAAGGTCAAAAATGCAGTGCTCGTTGAAGTCGATCTTGGCGATCTGAAATGACTTGTAAAATGCCGACATCTTGCGCTTGGAACCTTCATATTCCTTTTGCAGGTGCTCTGGGCATACTTCTCCGAGCGATTGACCGCTGCAAATAAGCCAAGCGTAGTCGATATTGTCGTCAGAAATAAAGCCGCCGGGACGCCACGTGCGATCAAGCCCGTCTGGGATATCTTGGAAGTATAGCCTTCCGTCTTTATATACTCCGACACATTCTGTTTTATCATCAAGTGTTTGAAAGTACATTTACCCTCTCTTGTTCTGATACTTTAACACGATAGATCAAGTCTGTCAAGGAACCGCTGTTATTATACGTCTCGGCTATCAGTTTTTCAAAAATATTGACAACTCTGCTTTCAGGCACGTTTCGAAGCATCTGCTCGCAATCTCTTTGAAGATGTTCTTTTTGCATTTGGTCGAGATTCACTTCTCTCTCTTCCATAAGTCTAATTTTCATATATAATTTAAAGAAATCTGCTTTGGTGAAGTTTTCCATCAAAGTTTCTGTTGTGTAGTTAAACGGTCTGACCACTTTAGTTATTGTTGAGCCATTTTGGCAGTATTCTCTAACAACATAATCGCTTTTAGTCGCATTGTACAGTTCAAGAAACAAATTAACAAAGTTTTCATAAAATGTCACATACGCTGGAGCATAGCAAAAAGATAAAACTGAGTCCGTGCTCAAGTGACTGTATCGTCTGGCATATTGAATCATCTCTGGTGAGCCGAGATCTGCCACAAGACGCCACGGGTTATTTGAATCGACCGAAAAACCGTAACTTCTACAAGCATTTAGGTAAAACTCCCAGTTTGGGCTATTTTTGAACCTGTTAACTTTCTGTTCGTCATTTGTAGAGTCCAAAGAGGCAATATTTATAACTAACCCGGTTGCTTCCATCGTGCATAAGCGGCTTTTTACGAAAGCAGGATAAGAAAACGGGCCTATGTCGGTTATCTCTTTCAATATTGTTTCGAAATGAGCCATAAATTCTTGGAAGTTCTTAAATCTATATTCGCGACCCTGAAACGTTTCTGTTATAAAACTCTTTACGCTTCTAAAATAGCCGGTGTATTGCTTACGCGGACTATCATACGCCTTTTTAACCTCTAGTCTTGTCAAATATTGGTCATTAGCGGAGATTTGACCAGCCATAACCTTTTTTCTGAACTGTGCATTCAGATCATTGAAAGCATCGGCAACAAAATTTAATGCCTGAAAACCATTAGCGTCACTTTGGTTGGTTACCGGCAAGCCCTTAAGCGATGTTGCGTTTAAATTAAGCTCAATTGGGATATAATTGCGACTTACTCTCCCATAAAGATATTTTTCAGCAAATAAGAAGTTTACTAAATTTCTATAATTCGGATCAGTCATCTCATCAACGTAGATTAGCCTTTTGTCGAAGAGATCTTCGATACTTTCGTTATTACTATTTTTAAAAAAAACTGACATTCTTTATTCCTACGTTGGCTGCGCGCCAACCTGATCTTCTTCGCTGCCTTGTTGTACTATGTTGCATACGGAGTTTGTGCTTTCCACAACACCGCACTTCTTTGTAGAACTGGCAGGTTTTGCTTCCACATCTTTTGTTTGTGTTGGGGCTCCATTTGCTTGAGACATGGAATGTAGCCATATACCCTGAAGCTGCGTCACCCTTTCACCCTCAGCAATCCTGTGGGCGGCTCTGATAACCATATAGTAGCCGCCTACGCCATAACGACTCAATTCGTACCTATTCAGACCTATTTGCTTGTTAGTGCCTTCTAAATTTATTTGTAACTCGGTATCAGGAGCAAAACCTCTTGGATCAACAAAGATAATAGTACCGGGATATACACTTGGATACAAGAACATCTCAATGTTTACGTTATACACTTCTCTTAACTGTAGTAAGCCGTCGTAACCTTCTTGCTCATATCTCAATTCTTTCAACATTGGAGCAGACGTTTTTTCCAATCTTATATTCTTTACAATACCAGACGACTGACCCATAACATAATGCCTAATTCCCTTTTGTCTATCTGCCGCTCTATCACCCGTCATCGTGTTAGATGGAGAACTTCTGCCGGCATAATAAACCATCCAATTCGTCTGAAAGTTTTGTCCTAAATTGTTGCCGGCTTGAGGCTCTGTTCTCGCACCGTGAACTTGAAGAATACTATTATTTATTTGTTGCGAATCTGTATTGTTTCTCGTCGAGGAGACGCACCAAGAGTCAATTAGTGGCTTGTTTTTCTCAAA